TGATATAATAAATATAGAAATATAATAAGGTGATAAAAAATGTATTCAACATATGAGCAATGTATAAATATAACATATCAAGCATTAGATTTATTAAATGTAAAACAATTTTTAACCCAAGGTCAGACTTTAGCTAATATATATGACAATATTGAATATTATTTAGATAATAATGATACTCGGGATGCACACATTGTAAATAAATTTATTGAAGAACATTCAGATGTTTTTCAAGGAATTATATTCAAATGTATGAATGAATATGAATTTATGGAATATTGTCAAAAAAGATACCCAGAGATAAAATGGGGTCATCATGTTGAAGAATATTATTGGGTGGCGAATTAATGGATAAGCAATATTATACTTATTTAACATGTCTTGAAATAACAGAAAAGGCATTAGATATGTTAGATATAAAAAAATTTTTACAAAAAGATGTTGAACTTTATGATATTTTTTGGAATATTAGAGATTATATTGATGATGGAGATGGGCAAGATGTTTGGAATGTTGAAGAATATATGAAGCAATATCCATCTGTATTTGATAATCCACCTGATATTTTTAATTGTATGACACACGATGAATTTATGGAGTATTGTCAAAAGAGATACCCAGAAATAGCATGGGGATATGAGTATATAGAAAGGTATTGGGTAAGATGAGTGATATAAAAATAACCGGCTAAACATTTTGGACATATCCGGTTATTTTACTTATAATATTTTTTAATAATATATGAAAAAATATTATAAAGGAGAAATAATAAAATGATAAAACAATGTATTATATGTGGAAAAGATTTTGAATGTAAAAAAAATACTGCGAAATATTGTAGTTCAGCTTGTGAATATAAAGCAAGAGCAAAGAGAATAAGAGAAAAGAAAGAAATGGGAGATGTAGATAAATATTGTTTAATCTGCGGAAAACCATTTCGCCCAAAAACAGGTGCAGCAAATCAAAGAACTTGTTGTTATGATTGTATGCCAGATGGGGTCCAGTTAGGTCGTAGTGGTTTCCTTGATTTATTGAGAAAATAGCGGGGCGGAAAATGCCAAAGATGTGGATATGATACTTATTTAGGTGCATTAGATTTTCACCATATTAATCCTGATGAAAAAGATTTTACTATTGGAAACAGGGATTATAGGTTAGAAGATTGTGTAAAGGAAACTAAAAAATGTGTTCTTATTTGTTGTAATTGCCACAGAGAAATTCATGCTGGATTATGGAATATAAAAGAAATTTTAGAAAAGGAAAATAATTAAAATGAATGACATAACATTAACTAAAAAACAAGAGGAGGCGTTAAAAATAGCAGTAGCCAGATATCAAATAGGGATGCCCTATACGGTAGTTTCTGGCTACGCTTAACGCGGGAAGTGGAAAGTCTACTCTTGTAAAGTTTATTATTTCAGCATTAAATATTCCTGATGAAAAAGTTGCCTATGTCGCTTATACTGGTAAAGCAGCCAATGTTCTCAAAAATAAAGGTTGTCCTAATGCCACTACTGCTCATAAACTTCTATATCATGCTCGTCAAACTAAAAATGGTAATTATGTATTCACTCCAAAGAAAGTTCTGGATGAAGATTATGAGTTAATCGTAGTTGATGAAGTGTCTATGCTTCCACAAGAACTATGGTATCAATTACTTTCTCATGGAGTTCATATTCTTGCTATGGGAGACCCAGGACAATTATCTCCTCCATCAGGAGAGACTAATACAGCATTAGATAATCCTCATGTTTTTCTTGATGAGATAATTCGTCAAGCGCAAGATAGTGCTATTATTAGATTATCTATGCATATCCGTGAAGGAAATGATTTTAGAACATTTCCAACAGTTAGTGGAGAAGTTCGTATTATTCCTCATAGATGGGTTTTTGAGGATGAAAATCAAACTCTCTTATAGGCCAGTCAAATTTTATGTGGTACTAATGCTCAAAGATTTGATCTAAATGCAAAAGTTAGAGCGATGTTAGGGCGTGGGCCTACTCCTGAGCCAGAAGATAAGATTATTGGATTAAAGAATCATTGGGATGATGTTAGTGATCAAGGTAATGCACTTACTAATGGCGCTATTGGGTCCATTATGCCAGGTAATCATTATACTCAACAGTATCCTATGATTACTAAATTTAAAGGCTTTAAACCAACTGATATATTATTTGCTGACTTTATGACAGATGATGGAGATACTTTCCATAGTCTTCCTATAGATTATCAAGGATTAGTTACGAATAATCCAGCCTTAACCGGAGCACAAGAATATCAAATTGGTGGGTATAATAAGACAATAGATAATAAAATTGCACAATATGGATATTCTATGTCTCCAAAATTACTTATTCCTTATTCTTTTAATTATGGATATGCGATTACGACATGGAAGGCACAAGGCAGCGAATATCCTTATGTTTTAGCCTATGATTGTAGCTGGTTAAAAAAGAAAGATAAAGATGAATATATTAGATATTTATATACTGCGGTAACTCGTAGTTCAAAAGCGATTATTTTAGTAGGAGATTAATATGAATTATTATGAACATATAAAACAAATTAGTGATGGGCTACAACTTATTGCTTCTGATTTGTCTATGTTAGAAGCAAGAATAAGAATATTAGAAGAAGAGCAAAGTATAAATGATGATTTTCTTTCTGATTTAGAAAATATTATACAAGCGAAGAAAAATAAATCAAATTTTAAAAGATAAACCGAACGCATTATCAACTTGACAAAAAGAAAAAAATGTGTTATAATATAAGTAAGAAGTTTTTGAGGGGAGTTTGATAAATGATAACAACTTTTTTTGATGTCCATGCACATACTTGTTATTCAAATATTAGACTATTAGATAGTATAAATAGACCTAAAGAGTTGATAAATAGAGCGATAGAATTAGGGCTTAGCGGTTGTAGTATAACTGACCACGAAGCCTTATGTTCGCATATGATAGTAAATAAATATGCGAAAGAACTTAAAGAATCAAATCCAGATTTTACTATTGCATTAGGAAATGAAATTTATCTTACTGATACAAGAGAAAGTAATCAAAAATATTATCACTTTATTTTGTTAGCAAAAGATGAATTAGGATATAGAGCATTAAAAGAATTAAGTAGTATTGCTTGGTATAATGTTTATGTCGATAGACGAATGGAACGTGTCCCAACTTTAAAAAGTGAATTAAGTGAAGTAATGAAAAAGTATAAGGGACATGTAGTAGCAACAACTGCTTGCATGGGTGGTGAAGCATCAACAAATCTTTATGGAATGGCGATTGCTCAACTTGCTAATGATATTCCAACAGCAAAAGTATATTATGATAAAGTTTGTGATTTTATTCAATATTGTATTGATACTTTTGGCAAAGAAGATTTTTATATAGAGTGCGCGCCATCAACAAAGAATGACCAAGTAATTGTAAATAAAAAGTTAGTTGGTTTAGCAAAAGCATATGGATTAAATATGGTTGTTGGAACAGATGCTCATTATTTAAAGAAAGAAGATAGATTTGTTCATAAATCATATTTAAATTCAAAAGGCGGAGAACGAGAAGTAGATGATTTCTATGAGTTTACATATCTTCAATCTCCAGCAGAAGTAAGAGAACATTTGCGGGCCGCAATGACTGATGATGATATAGATTGGATATTTAATTGTTCTTTGAAACTAAAAGATAAAATAAATTTTTATTCATTAGAGCATCATCAAAGTATCCCCGAAGTTGATGTGAAAGAATATCCAAAATTTATGGATATGAAAAAATATGGGTTTACAGAGGAATTAAGTCAAAACTTTGATGATAAATATCCAATATTATTTGATTTGTTTTGTAGTGATAATAAACAAGAAAGATATTGGGTTAATCAATGCTTTGAAGCATTAATTGATAAAGGTATTGGTCTTGATGAAAGATATCTTGAAAGATTAAATGAAGAAGCCAGAGTAAAAAGAGTTATTGGAGAAAAATTACAAACTTGTATGTTTGCTTATCCTAATACTCTTCAACATTATATTGACTTATTTTGGAACTGTGGTTCAACAGTAGGAGCAGGACGTGGTTCAGCGTGTTCTGGTTTAAACCATTATTTATTAGGTATTACACAACTTGACCCAATTGAATGGGATTTACCATTCTGGCGTTATTTAAATGATGAGCGTGTCGAACTCGGTAGTCTATGGTTGATATTGCCGAGTTGTAAAAAAAGAGTGTGAACTTTGCTAAAAGGTGTAGGAATACGCGCTTTACCAAATTTTTCACAAATTTTTATGGAAAATGAATTAAATTTTAAATAAAAATTATTAAAAAATTTGGGAGTCGCGCAGTTCCTGCTAACGGTATCAGTGAAATAAGGTAGAAATACACGAATCAACTGACTAAGAGAGCCTATGACCTGAAATATGGTTAGATTGGGAATACCGTGTTTTTTAATCAAAATAATAAAAAATCCAGGTCAAAGTCGGCTAATTATATTAAAATAATTTTCATTATATAATGAAAGAAGGTTGATATAATGAAAATGTATTATATATATTTAACAACTAATTTAATTAACAATAAAAAATATATTGGAATGCACCACGGAGAATTAAATGATGATTATTTAGGAAGTGGAAATAGCATTGCCGAAGCAATAAAGAAATATGGTAAAGAAAATTTTAAGAAAATTATTTTACATATTTCTAAAAATTATGAAGATAATTGTTAGTGGGAAAAATTTTATATAGAAAAATATAATGCAGTAGCCGATAGAAATTTTTATAATATTCACGAAGGTGGTTCTGGCGGAAATACCAGGGCAGGTTGGTCTAAGGAGCAATTAGAATAGTATAAAAAAGAAAGAAGCGTTGCGAGTATGGGCGAAAAAAATCCCAGATATGGAACCCATTTATCAGAAGAGACTAAACAAAAAATTCGTGAAAATAGAAATACTGAATATATGAAAACTGAATCATATAGAAAAAATATGTCTTTGGCAGTGAGTGGAGAAAAAAATGGAATGTATGGCAAAAAACATACAGAAGAATCTAAACAAAAAATGTCAGAGAATAAAAAAGGTAAAAAAATGAATAGTGAAAATGGTAACGCTAAAAAAATTATTGCTTATGAAGATATCCAACATCAAAAGAAAGTTAAAGAATTTGATTGTATTAAAGAAGCATTAATTTGGATAGGAACTAAACCAACTGATTATTCTGGTATTTCTAAAAGTATAAAATTAAATAGACCATATAAAGGTTTTTATTGGATTAAAGAATGTAGAGACTAATATAGAGGGATAGAGATAAGCGCTATCCCGTAGCGCACTCGCATAATAATTGAAGTTATAGCACGCAGTAAATTATTATGTAAGAGATAGTCCATTAAAGGATATTGATATAGACCTTGCTCCATCAAAATTACCAAAGATTTTTGAAGAAATTAGAGCAGAACGCGGTGAGTTTGGGTTAGTTCAAGTTTGTACTTTTGGAACAGAAGGAACAAAATCTGCAATTTTAACAGCATGCCGTGGATATAGAAGTGAAGATTATCCAGATGGAATTGATGTTGATGATGCTCAATATATTTCTTCGTTAGTACCGCAAGAACGTGGATTTTTGTGGAGTTTAAAAGACTTGATTGAAGGAGACCCAGATAAAGGAAGAAAACCACAGCAACAATTTATTAATGCCGTAAATATGTATCCAGGGTTATTGGATATTATGAAAGGTATTGAAGGAATGGTTTGTCGTCGTGGTATCCATGCTTCTGGTGTTATTTTATTTGATAAGGATAAAATTTTTGATGAAGCAGCAATTATGCGAGCGCCAAATGGAAATCTTACAACTCAATGGGATTTGCATGACCAAGAGGCTGCTGGTAGCGTAAAATATGACTTTCTTCTTACTGCAGTTCAGGATATTATTATAAAAACAATTGACTTACTTCAATCATATGAAGTAATTGACCCAACTTTAAGTTTAAGAGAAGTATATAATAAATATCTCCATCCAAATGTATTACCATTAGACGATGAACGTATTTGGAAAGCATTGGCAGATGGTAGCGTAATTGGATGTTTCCAGTTTGATGGCGCAGTAGGACAGCAAGCAGCAAAGAAAATTAAACCTCATACACCAATGGAAACCGCTGACGCAAATGGGTTAATGAGATTAATGGCAAGTGAGCCAGGAGCAGAAATGCCATTGGATAAATATGTGCGGTTTAAAAATAATATCCAATTATGGTATGATGAAATGGATAAATATGGTTTGACAAAAGCCGAACAAAAGACAGTAGAGCCATATTTTAAATCATCTTATGGAGTTCCACCAAGTCAGGAACAACTTATGAGGATGTTAATGGATGAAGATATTTGTGGGTTTAGTTTGGCAGAAGCAAATGCGGCAAGAAAAATTGTTGGTAAAAAGCAAATGTCAAAAATCCCAGCACTTCATGAAAAAGTATTAGAAACAGCAAAATCTCGTAAATTAGGAGAATATATATGGAAATGCGGAGTTGGCCCATAGATGGGATATTCATTTAGTATTATTCATGCTCTCGCATATTCATTTATAGGTATTCAAACTTTGTATTTAGCGACTAATTTTGACCCCATCTACTGGAATACTGCATATTTAATTGTAAATAGTGGCTCTTTGGAAGATGAAGATAATGAAAGCGATAAGCAAGAATCAACTTCATATACGAAGTTAGCAAAAGCGATAGGGCAAATTCAATCCGCAGGAATAAAAATTAGTTTAGCTGATATAAATAAATCATTTTTTAGTTTTTTACCTGACCCAGAGAATAATCAAATATTATTTGGATTGAAAGGTATGTTAAATGTTGGTGATGATTTAGTTCAAGATATTATTACAAATCGTCCATATGTTTCTCCAAGAGATTTTTTAAATAAAGTAAAAATAAATAAACAAGGAATGATTTCTCTTATCAAAGGCGGAGCATTTGACCATATGATGGATAGAAAAGAATGTATGGCCTGGTATATTTGGGAAACCTGTGATAAGAAGAAACGTATTACTTTACAGAATATGGGCGGGTTA